ACCAACATCGACATCGCTTCGACCATTGCCGCGGTTACCGCCGGTATCGGCCTCATCATGGCTAAAGACGCCACCGAGAAGCCTCTGGTCATTGAGACTAAGCCGTGAACTGGGTCTACCAGATCCTAAAAGCACTGCTCGACTGGTTCCGCGAAACACCACCAACCGATGTGCAACATGGCAAAGCACCTGATGATCTCAAGAATGATCTGGCTGGCCGTGTTGCCGATCTGCCTGGGCTGCCAGCAGACGAAGGTGGTCCTGGTGCCAAGCGGTGATCCGGTGATGCTGGCAGAGCCGGTGAAGGCCAGCGTCTACGGATTCGACAAAGATAAGAATCTGGTGGGACCATCCAAGGTGGTGCTGCCGGCAGGTTGGTACGTTTTACCGAAGAACTGATATGGGAACACCACTCACAGGCAGTAGCGTTGCATCGACCTACACTGGCCTACTCAAGAACTCCGACAACTCCACCGTAGGCGCAACGCTCAAAGCCATCAGCGACGGCAGCGGCAATGACTCCGCACTCCAGATCTCCAACGCCGCAGTCAATACCACCAACGACTTCAGCGTAAACGGAGCCGCCAGCAAGTTCACAGTGGCTGCTGCAAGCGGCAACACGGCCATTGCGGGCACTTTGGCTGTCACCGGGGCTACCAACCTCTCAAGCCTCGCTACGAGCGGTGCAGCGACCATAGGCGGTGCGCTCAATGTTACCGGAGCAACCACGCTCACCGGCAATCTCACGGTCCCAGGAAACCTCGCGGTCACCGGAACCTCCACCCTGACCGGTGCCACCGCTGTTACAGGCACCCTCGGAGTCGCGGGAGCAAGCACATTAGCAAGCGTTGGCGTGACCGGAGCGGCTACCGTTGGGACTACTCTCGGAGTCACGGGAGTCTCTACGTTGGCCAGTGCTGTTGTTACCGGAGCGGCCACAGTGGGCACAACCCTCGGGGTGACGGGAGCCACCACGTTAACCGGTGATCTTGCAGCCAACGGTAACACCACGTTGGGCAATGCAGGAACCGACACGCTGACGTTGAACTCGGACAACATCACGGCTCCCAACATCTCAACCGTTACGGTTGATCTTGCCTCCGATAAGGTGCTGATAACCGATGCGAGCGATTCCAGCAAGGTTAAGGCGGTTGCTGCGAGTTCATTTGGACAAATAGCTAAATGTGTTCAAACTATTGATACCACAAGGCAAGTATACGGAGGATCAGCGACCGCTCCAGGTCAGGAAATAACGGTACTTAGCACAACAATAACTCCAACAAGTGCTTCTTCAAGAATACTTGTAACTATTGTAATAAACTATTCAGCAATCGTAAACGGATCTCAATTCATTCTTTTCAGGTTAACAAGGGGATCAACCGAATTAGGAACATCCACTGGAGCTAACACAAAGGGTATATCCAGTGGATCGTACGAAGATGATGATCTTCCGACAATTAGTAATAAAACGATTCAGTTTTTAGATTCTCCAAATACAACTTCTGCTACAACATACAAGTTGTTCAATTACGGCCCAACAAGTCAGCAGAATCTGTATCTTAATTATGCGGTAAACGATTTGACAGTTTCAACGTCTTCATCGATGACACTTCAGGAGTATTTATAATGAAACCCTCCGAAGCGGCTCAGGCGGCTTGCGACAAGCTGTCGTTCACAGACTCAGCCACCATCGCGTTGGCCAAGAAGTTCTGTATCCGCCGCTACTCGATGATCTGGGATTCCTGCCTGTGGAACGATACCCTTGGCATTATCTCTCATCCGGTCACCGCCGGCACTGAGATCGTCACGCTCTCGGATTACGTCACCTCCGCTTACGCTTCAGGTACCGGTTACAACACCTTCATCGACTTCCCCGTAGCCATGCGCTTCACGGTCACCGGAGATACCGATGGCCTCGAAGTTCCCGCCGCGGAATGGGTCTCGTTCTTCCAGCTCGATCCCAACACCTGGAACAACGTCGATAGCCGTAAAGCCACCCCCGGCAACTTTGTTAATTGGACCCGATTGATCGGTGGAGCTTATGGCGAGGCCGGTGTTCCGCGCATCAAGCTCGTTCCCACGCCCAATGCCGATGGCACCCTGTTCATCCTCGCCAAGAAACAGTCGCAGATGCGGCAGTTCGGTGAGGCGGTTACCATCTCCAACGATACCAACTTCGAGTTGCGAGGCGTAGAGAACGCTCTAATGGCCTACACCGAAGGCGATCTCCTCGAATACTCTCGGCAGTACGGCAAAGCCCAAGCCAAGTTCCAAGAAGGAGCCGCTCAGGTCGCCATCATGAAAGACATGGAACGCGGCCAACAACAGCAAATCAGCCGCATCATCCCAGATAGCTTGTACGATTACACGTTCCAAGACATCCTGTAATCCGCCATGCCATTCCAATCCTCAGATGCTCTCGATGACCAGATGCTTCTGGATGGAAGCACTGGGTTTTCGACCGGCGTAATTTCAGCCACTCGTCCCGATGGCATTCCTGCAACCAGCATGGAATCGGCCATCAACATGGACTATGACGACTTCGGTAATCTCGTCACTCGCCTAGGAGCCGTTTCACTGGCAGGCAACAGCATCACCGCCAACTGGGAGGACGTCATCACCAACTGGGAGTCAACGACTTCCAACTTCGGCAGTAACCTTCCAATCAACGCGACGGTATTGTCCGGCTTTTACTTCGATACAGCCGCATCCGAACGCCTCGTCATCGCTGTTAATGACCTTAGCACCTCCACCAAGAGCCTCTACTTCGGATCACCCGGCGTTTCCTACAACCTGATTTCGGGTTCAACGCTCAACGCTTCCGCTTCCTACGTCTATTTTGCGCAATTAAATGACAAATTGTTTTATTCAGACGGTTTAGGAACGCTGAAATACGTCTCAAGCGCGAACCTCAACAGTTCGACCACAGCCGGCAAAATCAGCCGCATCGATGTCATCAATCAGGGATCGAACCTGTCAGCCGTTCCCACAGTAACCATTGCTGCTCCTCCCAGCGGTGTAACGGCTACTGCTACTGCGGTTGTTGCCAACGATGGTAACCTTGTTTTCGTAACGATCACCAATCCCGGTAGCGGCTACACAACCGCTCCTTCAGTAAGCATAAGCGGTGGTGGTGGTTCTCACGCCGTAGCCTTTGTATCGCTTACACCTCCTGCCAAGCCGATCTTTCTCACCACCCATACCAATCGGTTGTTCGCAGTTTCCGCGGATACATCCATCCAGCCCGATACCCTCTACTTCTCGGATATCCTCGATGGCGAATCCTGGGATCCTCTCGGGTCTCTTCGTATCGGTGGCGATGGCGATCCAATCAAGGGACTCTACTCTTGGTTCGGTTATCAACTCATCGTCTTCAAGGAACGCTCTATTTGGAGCGTAAACGCCGATCCTACGCAAGATGCTGCCGATTGGACCATATCACTCATCAGCGGCAATATCGGATGCTCATCGCACCGGTCCATCACCGCGGTTGGTCCTGACGTATTCTTCTTCTCTCGCGACGGAATTCGATCTCTCCAGCAGATCCAAGCCGGTACCCAGACTAGCGTAGGTCTTGCGCTCTCCAGCCCGATCAATGACCTCATCAGTCGCATCGACAAGACCAAGCTCGATCTCTGCGACGGTGTATTCTGGAACAACCGCTATCTGTTGGCGGTTCCGTTCGTTGCCGATGAACCAGCGATCCTCGGAATCGAAACCGAGTACGCGCTCCTGACCGAGAACAGCCTCGATATCGCCCTCGAAGGTGCGCTCAACGAGAACAACGCGGTCATCGTCTACCACTCGCTGGCCCGCTCTTGGCTTGGATATTGGGACAACTGGATCGTTAACGACTTCATTCCAACCTCGTTCTCAACATTTGGACCCGTCCTCATGTTTGCCGGCGATATCATCTCGGTGTCAGCGGGAGCGGGCCAGGTCTGGTCATTCAACGATTACCTCCCAAACACCCGGTTGTCGCCGGTCTCAAGCTCCGCATACACCGATGGGGGTGCGAATTACGAATCCACGGTTATCACCAAGGCTTACAACCTCAACGAACCTATCCCCGACAAGATCGGGTACAGCGTTCAGTTCGCCTTCGATAATCCGTACACCACAGCGACCACGACCGCCGCAGTGTCGTTGGCCAAGGATATGTCGGACACATTCGTGACGCTCGATTCCGCGCTGGCGATCACCTCAAGCCAGAAGTTCCTGAAGGCTTACAACCTGATCAGCCAAGGCCGCTGGAATACTTTGCAATTCAAGGTAACCGCAGACGCTGGTCGCTTGTCTCTGCAATCCACCATTCTCTCCGGATTCGTTGATTCGGTCAGACCCCAACAATGAACGCCTTCCCGAGAGTACGAATGATACAAACGCTTGAGCAAGAGTCTCAAGCTCTTCAAGCTGCACGGGCAAACAACGACTCAATCAATTATCCAACCCATGTGGTTGAAAGAAATGGCGAGATCATTGGTGCGTCATCTATTGCAAGAGTTCCGCTTCTGTTGGTTTGGCATCACACCGAAAGGGTTTCAGCTAGAGATAGCATGCACCTCAAACGGGTTTATGACTCTATTATGGAGACAAAAGGGTTTCCTAAGTATTTCATAGCTTGCAACGAAAGAAGTCCATACAACTCATATATGAAGAGATTTGGATATAAACCTATTTGGAAAACTGAACTTTTTGAAGGAGGAGTATGAATATAGATTTTAATACATCAAGGGTTTTGGCTCACAGCGTAATGCTGTTTGCCAAAGATGAGTGGGCTAAAGATTACTCCTGCATTCCTTGGGGTGATCCCAAAATGTGCGGAGATGATTACAAAGCTCCTGATTTGGCAGCGGCTAATAGAGCTGCTGTAGAGGCTAACGCTGAAACCTTTCCAAAACTAAGGGCATTAGAAGCAGCCGCTAAACTCGGTAGGAAAATCGAAGTTGATGGAAAAACTTATGATTTTCGAGAGACTGGCGACATTCAGGTTGCTACAGCATTTGCAAGGGCTGCTGCTCAAATTGCGCCAGAGCTTGCGGGTAAGCAGCTTGAGCTTGCCAAGGAATTTGGAACACAATTTTCACAGCAACGCAGAAAAGAACTGGAGGCTCTTGATCCTCGGAAGTTCGATCTATACGAACAGTTCCTCAGCGATGTTAAGGG